GTGTTACGCACACGGCCGCGAAAGTCAGGCCGCAATAATCGGGATTAGGAATTCCGCGAAAGCTAAATGATGACACGAACAGGACGACCGCCAAAGCCAACAGTTCTAAAGAAGCTCGCCGGCAATCCGGGCAAGCGACCGCTCAACGAAGTCGAGCCCAAGCCGGCCGGCACTTTGCCGCCTATGGATCAGCTGCTGCTGGGCGATATCGGACAGCGCGCCTGGATCCACCTCAAGGTTGAGCTCGAGCCTCTGGGCCTGGCGACGGCCGCCGATGCCTACACACTCGGGCTGCTTTGCTACCACTTGGAGATGGCTCACGAGGCATCGCTCGAGGTCGCCCTGAACGGCATCACATTGAAAGATCGTTATGAAAAGCGATATCGGAATCCGGCCGATGCGGCTCAGACGCAGCACTCGCAGGCGTACCTCCGGCTGATGGGCGAGTTTGGGCTCAGCCCTTCGAGCCGGTCGCGGCTGATCGGCCTCGGAGCTCCCAACAAGGATCAATCATTAGCCGACGTCTTATTTGAAGGAACGGATGCGGCAAAGAACGGTAAGAGCCGGAGATCCCCCCTGACACAGCTCGTCGGCAGTAAGGCTGCCAAGATATTGCGGAGGATCGGGTTCGGGACGGTTGAGCTGGCCAGCACAGCGGCAAAAGAGGGCTACGACCTGGAAGGGATCCCAGGTATCGGGCCGGCCACGATCAAAAAGCTCGAGGTGTTTGTGTGATGCAGTCTTGCAAGAAACATTGTTGCGATCGGGCGATATCTCCGGATGGCCAGCTCGTCACTACGGCGTATTCTGCAATAAGGATTGCGAATTGAATGGCGAAAAAGAAACCCGGCTATTACTTCGACGAGGCTGCAGCGAATATAGCGGTCGCGTTCTTCGAGCGGATCCTGGTACACGTCAAGGGCGAATGGTACGGAGATCCATTCATCCTGGCGCCGTGGGAGCGGAAGATTATCCGGGATGTATTCGGATGGAAACGCGCCGACGGCACGCGCCGATATCGGTTCGTTTACATCGAGGTCCCGCGCAAGAATGGCAAGTCAACTCTTGCGGCCGGGATCGCTCTATTGTTGCTATTTGCAGACGACGAGCCAGGGGCCGAGGTCTACAGCGCCGCGGGAGACCGGGACCAGGCGGCGATCGTGTTCGATCTTGCCAAGTCTATGACAGAGGAGTCGGCGTACTTATCGCAGCGCTCGGATCCATTCAAGCGGTCGATCATTGTCCCGTCGACTCGCAGCGTTTACAAGGTCCTGAGTGCGGACGCCTACACAAAGCACGGGCTCAACGCTCATGGGGTGATATTCGACGAGCTCCACGTACAGCCGAATCGAGATCTCTGGGACGTCCTGACGACGTCTACCGGAGCTCGCCGGCAGCCTCTAGTGATAGCGATTACGACGGCCGGCTATGACAAAAACTCGATCTGCTATGAGCAGCACGAATACGCCAGGCAGGTCCTCGATGGAATTATTGAAGATGATAGCTACTACGCCTACATTGCGGCGGCAGACTATGAGGACGATTGGCTCGATCCTAAGACTTGGATCAAAGCGAATCCGAATCTCGGCGTCACGATCAAGCTGGAATACCTGGAGCAAGAGGCTAAGCGTGCCGAGCAGGTCCCGGCCTACCAGAACACATTTAGGCGGTTGCATCTAAGTCAATGGACGGCACAGGAGACACGATGGCTACCGATGGACGCCTGGGACAAAGGCTCCGATCTGGAGGTCGACCTCGACGAGCTCGAGGGGCTCGAATGTTATGGAGGCCTGGACTTGTCATCAACAATCGACATAACAGCCTTTACGCTGAGCTGGCCATCTCCGGAGGTCGAGATCGACATCGATGGAAACCGGCCGGAGTCGGAGCCGATTCGGTCGAAATCCTTTTTCTGGATCCCGGAGGACAACCTGATCGAGCGCAGCCGAAAGGATCGAGTCCCATACGACGCCTGGGTCCGAGATGGCCTCATCATGACGACGCCGGGCAACGTGATCGATTACGCGTACATCGTCAAGGAGATCGAGCAGCTCGGAGAGATCTACAACATTCAGGAGATCGCATTCGATCGCTGGGGAGCCTTCCAGGTCAGTCAGCAGCTGGAGAACGCCGGCTTCACGATGGTCGCATTCGGGCAAGGGTTCGTGAGCATGAGCGCTCCGACCAAGGAGCTGCTGCGTCTGACGCTCAATCGCAAGCTGGCGCACGGCGGCAATCCGGTCCTGCGCTGGATGGCGGACAACCTGGTCGTCAAGATGGATCCGGCCGGGAACGTGAAGCCGGACAAATCAAAGAGCCGCGAAAAGATCGACGGGATCGTGAGCTTGATCATGAGCTTAGATCGGTTGATTAGGCATGGCGGGGAGCCTGGCTCGGTTTATGAGACGAGAGGATTGCTGGCGCTATGAGAGATGCGGTGCCGGACCTGCTGACGGGGGCCGGATTTGTCAGCCTTGCTGTCGGGATCTACATCGTCCTGGGTCTGGGAGCTACGTTTGTTATTGGAGGGGCACTCATTATGGCAATTGGCATTGTTGGCGCGTGGAGGCGATCTAGCTCATGAGCCTGATCGGAGAGCTGCTCTGGCCAAATCGGGCGCAGGAATTGCCTGAGAGACGAGGATCTTTGTCTTTGACGGATTATGGAGGGTGGGTCGACGCCGGCATTGTCTCCCCCACGGATTCGGGGATCTCCGTATCGCCAGAGAAAGCGCTGCGGCACTCTGCTATTTTCGCCTGCGTGCGGATCCTATCTGAGACCCTGGCCAGTCTTCCACTCATCATTTATGAACGCATGGAACGCGGTAAGCGCAGGGCGGACAATCATTATCTATATGAAATCCTGAAAGATCGCCCCAATGATTTCATGACGGCATTTGAATATCGGGAGACCTTACAGGGGCATCTCGGGCTCTGGGGCAATGCCTACTCGCACGTTGAATATAACGGGGCCGGCCGTATCACTGATCTCTTTCCACTGCGCCCGGACAGGATGATCCAGATCGTCGAGCTCGACGATCAATGGCTCTATCAGTATCAGATGCCAAGCGGCGAGATCAAGTGGTTTCATCAAGATGAGATCTGGCACCTGCGAGGTATCGGGAGCGACGGTCGCATCGGTTACAGCCCGATAAAGCTGATGCGTCAGGCAATCGGTCTGGGGCTGGCGGCCGAAGCCTATGGGTCACGGTTTTTTGGAAATGACGCTCGGCCTGGTGTCGTATTGAGCCATCCCGGCGCGCTCAGCGATGATGCACACAAACGGCTGCGGGAGGATTATGAGATGCGGCATGGTGGATTCGACAAGTCTCATAAGGTGGCCATCCTCGAGGAGGGGATGAAGCTCCAGGAGGTCGGGATCCCTCCAGAGGATTCTCAGTTCATCGAGACCCGTAAATTCCAGCTGCAGGAAATCGCCAGAATTTACCGCGTGCCTCCCCATATGCTCGCGGATCTGGAGCGAGCGACCTTCTCCAACATAGAGCATCAAGGGATCGAATTCGTTGTTCACACAATGCGCCCCTGGCTGGTGCGCTGGGAGCAATCCATCAAACAGCGGCTGATGCTCCCTCAGGATCGGCGCCGGTTTTTTCCGGAGTTCCTGGTTGACGCTCTTCTGCGCGGCGACACCCAGAGCCGCTATGAAGCCTATTCGTCGGCTCGGCAGAACGGATGGCTGAGCGCCAATGACATTCGCGAGCTCGAAAATATGAACCCGATCCCTGGCGGCGACATTTATTTCATGCCTCTCAACATGATCCCCGCGGACTCTTCCGGCGACGATAGCAATCAGAGTAGGGAGCAGAGAGATATCCGGGATTCCGAACAAAGAGTGCGGGAAGACCGATCGGTCCTGGCACGCCGGCGGATCCAGAATGCTCATCAAGGACTATTCAATGACGTCTTCGCCCGGATCTATCGTCGCGAAATTAACGACGTCGGGGCTGCGGCAAAGAAATTTCTGTCAACTCGCAACGAGGCGGAGTTCCGTGAGTGGCTGCAGGAGTTCTACGATGGACACCGCCAATTCATCATTGATCAGGGGCGACCGGCGTTTCAGACACTCGCCGAGGCAGTCGCTTTCGAGGCGGGAGATGAAGTCAATTTCAACCTCGAGCAGGGTGCCGCCGACAATTTCGTGCTTGCTTACATGAAAAGCCTGGCCAAGCGCCAGGCAGCCAACAGCCAGACTCGCATTCTGGAGGCGCTGGAGGATCCGGAAGCGCTCGCGGCGATCGAGGATGAATTCGAAAACTGGAGGACGGTACGGCCGGACATCACCGCAAGCGATGAGACGGTCCAGATCGGCAATGCCGCTGCAAGAATGGTGTACCTGGCAGCTGGGATCTCGTTTTTGAAGTGGAGAATTTTTGGCGATACCTGTCCATATTGCAAGGCTCTGGATGGCAAGACGGTAGGGATCTTACAGAGCTTTATTTCCCAAGGGTCCGATTTTCAGCCGGCGGGGGCAGATGTGCCTTTATCGCCGAGCGTAAATGTTGGCCACCCTCCGGCACACAGCGGTTGCGATTGCAT